TAGTGTAGCAATAGCAACGGTTATGTTTGATGCAAAAGAAATTACAAAAACAATCTAAATTTGCCGAATATGATGAAGACGGTGATGGCATTGTTAGTGATGAAGAGTTGTCCCATGTCAGAGAAATCAAAACAACAGAGGACAATCTTCGTAAGCATTTGGCACAGCTTAGAATGGCTCGTTACACTCTAATTAGCATGGGTTTGTTTACTGTTGCTATGTTTTTTATGCCTTTGGATAGAGTCAAAGCATTAAGTGATATNAGTAATCTTTTTTACATAAGCGGTGCAGGGATTGTTGGAGCCTATATGGGTACAACAGCATGGATGAATAAAAAGTAAAAGGAGTGATTAGTTGTGCTTTCTAACAAAAACAAAAGAAAAGTAAAAAAAGTTGTTAAAGGGCTTAATAAAGCCTCTAAATTACATGCGAGTCAGGCTAAAACTCTTAAAAGCATGATAAAACGTAAAAAGACAAAGTAATGTGGCAAGCTCTTGTTACAGCTTGTTTCCTAGTAAACATGGAACAGTGTGTAGTATTAGAAGGACAGCAGTGGTTTGAAACTGAGGCTAGATGCAAAGCAAGGGCATTTGAAATGGCGAGTGATGTTAGTAGGTATATGAAATCACATAAGCCTGTTAAATATAGATGCCGTAAGTTGGCAGGGGGTATGTTGACTCAATGATTGAAACTTTTGTCCTTGTTATAACTATGTGGGGAAATACTGGTACAGAATGGCAGTATATAGGCAATCAAATTGTCCTACAGCAAGCAATGACAGAAGAACAATGCGAATACCTTATTGATGAGGATATGTGGAAGGCTAGTTATAAAAACGAATTTTACAGTTTAAAAGCTCACTGCCTGCCATCAGACTGTTCAGGAAAGGCAAACTGCAAATGATACAAGCACTTATAGGCCCGATAGCCAACTTAGCTGGGTCGTGGATGGAATCAAAAGTTGAGCAAACCAAAGCCAAGGGTGCCGTAGCTAAAGCTCGCGCAGAAGCAGAAGCGCAGGTTATGGTAACAGCAGCCACACACGAAGCTGGCTGGGAAAAAATTATGGCGCAGTCTTCTGATAATAGTTGGAAGGACGAGGCGTGGACGATTCTTTTTATAATTATAATTGCCATGTGTTTTATTCCGTTTACTCAACCATATGTTGAGCGTGGGTTTGAGGCTCTTTCCCGTACACCAGAGTGGTTCCAATGGGCGATGTACGCTTCAATAGGCGCAAGTTTTGGTATACGGGGCTTAAAAGGATTTAAGAAATGAACAAAGATAAGTTACGCGAAGAAATAGCCGAAGATGAGGGCTGCAAATATGAGGTGTATTTAGATCATTTAGCACTAGCAACTTGTGGNGTNGGTCACCTCATAACAGAGCATGACGAAGAATACGGCAAACCNGTAGGCACAGTTGTAGAGCAGGAGCGCGTNCGTCAATTGTTTGCATTAGANATTGCAGTGACCNTAGATGAGTGCAAAGTCCTATACTCAGACTTTGATGACTTTGACGAAGAGCTNCAACATATATTNTGCAACATGATGTTNAATATGGGTCGGCCTCGACTNTCAAAATTTGTTGGTATGAAAGCTGGAGTTGATGCTGGTGATTGGAACGAAGCTGCAGACCAAATGGTAGATTCGCGTTGGTATACACAGGTGCCAAATCGTGCTAGAAGGTTAGTAGACAGGATGAGAGCTTTAGCGGAGGACTAAATAATGCCGTTACAAAAAATAGCTTTAAAACCCGGTATTAACCGTGAGGGAACTCGTTATACTACTGAGGGTGGATATTATGACGGAGACAAAATAAGGTTTAGACAAGGCACACCAGAAAAAATAGGTGGTTGGCAACAAATATCAACAGCTACTTTTGAAGGAGTTGCTAGATCCTTGCACAATTGGGTTACTTTAGGTAGTCAAAACCTAATAGGGATAGGCACGCACCTTAAGTTCTATATAGAAAACGTAGGTAACTACAACGACATTACACCTTTACGCAGCACTGTGTCTTTGACCAACCCGTTTACTACAGTTTCTGGCTCTGCCGTTGTAACTGTAACCGATGCAAATGGTGGGTATAAAAACGGAGATTATGTTACATTTAGTAACGCTACCGCAGTAGGCGGACTTACTATAGATGGTGAGTTTGTAGTTAGTTTAACTTCTATCTCTGCTGCAAATACCTACACTATAACTGCTGCATCTAACGCTACTTCCAGTGCAACTGGTGGAGGCACAGTTTCTGCCGCGTATCAAATTAATGTAGGTAATCCTTTTGCAATTCCGATTACCGGTTGGGGTGCTGGATCATGGGGGCAAGGCGCTTGGGGTGTGGGAGTATCCTCCACTACAGAAATACGATTTTGGTCGCAGTCAAATTTTGGTGAAGATCTCATTCTTGGGCATAGGGGTGGAGATATATATTATTGGGATGCTGATAATGGAGTTCAAACGCGAGCAGTTCTATTATCTAGCCGTAGCGGTGCTTCCGATGTACCTACAGTGCAAAATCTTATACTAGTGTCTGATATTAATCGTTTTGTGTTTTGTTTCGGTACTAACGAACTAGGTAGTTCCACGCTAGATCCAACATTACTTAGATGGTCAGACCAAGAAAACGCTACAAATTGGACTCCATCAGCTACAAATCAAGCTGGTAGTTTACGTCTATCAAGAGGCACAAAAATTGTAGCCGCTTCTCAATCACGTCAAGAAGTTCTTGTTTGGACAGATTCATCACTATATTCGTTACAGTATGTGGGCGCCCCTGCTGTGTGGTCTGCGTCTGTTGTTGGAGAAAACATATCTATCTCGTCTCAAAATGCTGTGGCATATGCAAATGGTATTGCTTATTGGATGGGTAAAGATAAATTTTATAAATATGATGGACGCACAGCACCATTAAAATGCGATGTTCGTAAATATATATTTAACGATTTCAACACATCACAATACTCGCAAGTTTTTTCAGGTACAAATGAATCATTCCATGAGGCATGGTGGTTTTACTGTTCGTCTACCGCAACAAATATAGATAAATATGTAATATATAATTACTTAGAAGACATATGGTATTATGGAACTCTAGCTAGAACCGCATGGCTTGATTCTGGGTTACGTGATAGCCCGTTAGCAGCTACTTATACTTTAAATTTAGTAGATCACGAGAGTGGTATAGATGATAACGAAACTGGTACTACGGCTGCTATAACTGCGTTTGTAGAATCTTCTGACTTTGATCTAGATGACGGGCATAAATTTATGCACATAAATAGAATTATTCCTGATATAACTTTTGATGGGTCTACAGCTACTAATCCTGTAGTAACTATGACATTGAATCCTATGACTAATTCTGGTTCTGGACGGCACTCTCCCGCGTCAGTTGGTGGAGTAGNTAATGCCACTGTAACNCGTACAGCTACATCTCCTGTAGAGGTGTTTACAGATCAAATAAACATCAGAGTGCGNGGTAGACAGCTATCCATGAAGTTAGAGTCTTCTGCAGAAGGAGTTACTTGGCAATTAGGATCGCCAAGACTCGATATGCGACCAGATGGGAGGCGTTAATGGCGNTTGATAATTCAAATTATGGGGTAGCTTTTCGCGCTCCAGCATTACCGTATGCACCTGAAGAATATAATCAACAGCAATTTGAACAGTTTAACAACGTGCTTCGTTTGTATTTTAAACAGCTAGACACAGCAATACGTAACGCTACCGTGTCTGATAGAGCTGAAGCAGTAGGGTGGTTTTTAAGCTAATGCCAAACGTATATGTAAATGCAAAAAAAGATCTTACCACTACTAGTGCTACCACGTTGTATACTGCGCCCGCACTTACTACAGGTGTAATAAAATCTATACTCGTGTCTGAAGATTCTGGAAATGCAGATACAATAACCGTGACCATAACTGATGCAGAATCCTCTCCTGCTACATTTAGTATGTTTAAAACTAAAGCTGTTAGTGCAAATAATACAGTAGAACTATTGACAGCTCCTCTTGTGATACAAACTGGTGAAATAATAAAAGTTACTGCAGCCACTGCAAACCGACTACATGTAGTAGCTAGTGTGTTGGAGATTAGTTAATGCAAGTTGTTGATAGTAATAAAGAAGAGTTGGATATTCCGACTATAATAACTATGTCAGCAGAAGAGTTAAGAAAAGACTTGTCAATGGAGCAAGCGTTACTAGCTATTGTAGAAGAAACAAGTTTACCAGAAGCAGATGTAACACAGATAGGTAACACTGTATTTATAGGTCACACAGGGAAGGGTAAAAATAAAAGTAAGATGGTAGGGCGTCCGTTAAATGTAGATACAGCTAGAAATTATATACGTAATGTTTTGCAGTATTTTAGTTATTTACAGGAAAAAGGCATCACTCATTACCATGCTGCTTTTGAAGGAGATGCTTTAGTCCCTGCAATAAAAATGATGCAAAAAAGACTGACTAAAACCGACACTCAGATGGGGCTTGGTCAATATGAAGGTGAAGATAATGATTATGTTGTTTTTGTTAAAATAGGTGAAGATTCGTTGCAGGGTATAACTTAATATGAGTTTTATCTATAAACCAGTCCGAAAAGCAGTAAAGAGCGTAAGTAAAGTTGTTACTAAACCTATTAAATGGATTGGTGACGCTATAACTGATGTAGGTGACTGGGTTGTCGATGAGATAATTGATCCAGTAGTTACCACTATTACTGATGTTGTAGATGCTGTTTTAGATGACCCTATACGAGCTATTGCGTATACTGCCGCTGCCATGTCTGGTCAGTGGTGGGCGTTACCCTTGGTGTCGGGCGCAGATACAGCAATACAAGGAGGGGATATTGGTGACATCCTTGAGGCTTCTGCTAAAGCATATATAGCAGGTCAAGTAGGGGCTGGCGCGACTAAAGTTGGAGGGCAGTACGCAGGGCAAGCGGCAACAGCGGCAGGAGCTTCAACTACAGCAGCAGCAACCGCTGCACAAATTGTCGGTGCTGGCACAGGTGCTGCAGCAAGTGCCGCAATAAGTGGAGGAGACCCTGTTAAAGCTTTCGTTACGGGTGGTATACAGGCAGGGGTACAAGCAGGACTTGGCTATATTGATGCGGAAATATCTGGAGATACAAGCACTGGAGCTGCAGTAGGAGATCCCGGCGGTGTTGGAGACCCCGGTCCTGTAGTAGCAACAAAAAGTTTCCTAGAACAAAATCCTGTAATAGCAAATATAGTAAGTGATAGTCTAACTGCGGCTCTTAGTGGGCAAGACGTAACTGGCGCCACTATTATGAATGCGGTAATTAAAGCTAAAGTTACTACACAGACCGTAAAAGGCTTTGTAGACGCGGATGGATCGTTAACGGATGGGCAAATTGCTTTAATTACATCGTCAATACAAAACGTAGCCAATGCGACATTCTCTGGAGCTGATGCCTCAGACACTTTATACAAAACTTTACAAGATTACGGAACGCAAGAACTTAACAAGGTTATTGATAAAGCCGTAAGGAATACTATTGATAAAGTTACCGGCGATTACCAAAAAGCTGAAACGCAAGCTAACAAAATTGACGCTGCAAACAAAACGTATCAAAAAGATGTGCAAGCATACAACGGGTATGTTGGAGAGCTACAAAACAGAATAAGCACACGAGATGGGTTAAAAACAGAAATAGATGCTGCTAAAGCAACTTTAGAAGCTACGGACCCAAATAGTAGTTCATACGGAGGGTTAGTAGACGCGTATAACGCAAAGGTACAACAGTTTAACGATTACGCTAAAGAGGTAGATACATACTACAGTGATGTATTTAAACCTGCTGCTGACCCGTTAAAAGAAAGTATCAATGACCAGTTTGCAGCAATCGAAGCTGACTCTGTAATCTACCAAGACCTTAAAAACACACTTGTATCTAGCGCAGATCAACTAGACGATGTAATGGTCAAAGTCGACAACGCCACGCAAGAAGCCTATGTGCGGGCAATGACTGGTGATGAGTTCAACGTTGAAGAATATAAAGAAATCAATGATCTTGGCGATATAAGCGATGATGAGGCACGTTTTCATTGGCTTACCGAAGGCAAAGATAAAAAGTTAAACGTTAATAAAGTTAATTACGATAAAGAAG